CATATTTATAATTAAATTTACCTGTTCTATTTATTTTTTTCAAAATTGGCTCAGTTTCTTTATTAACCGAACTTTTCTTGATTATATATTCACCACCTTCAACTTCAATTGGAATACCACCTTTTGCATGCGACTCACCATTAAGCTTGCCGCCTTTTACATATTTCTTCTTTTTAGGCATTATTATGACTTAAAGCCAAAATAAAAATCAAGTCCATCAGTAGCATCAGAGCCAGTAGAAGTGTCTGCAGGATTAAATCTATAAACTCCTGCTACATATATACTTGTTGAACCTGGATGTGGTTCTAAAACAAGACCTATGTTTGATTTTGTCACTACTGAACCTGTAAGCAAATCTCCCTCAGTAGCAGTCATATTTATATGACCACATACTTCAATAGCTTTAGCTTCTGCTCCTGTTATATCTTTTTCTGCGACTGGATCTAATATTCCTTCTACTAAAGTATTTAACTTCTCAGCATTTTTTACATTTTTCTTAGCCACTTTTGTTTTATCAGAAGATTTATTTAAATCTGCTAATAATTTTTTAGCTAATTTTGCTAAAGCTTTAGTTGATTGAGCTCCTAGACGAGAAACATTAGCCATTAGTAATCAATTTTCTCTGCAATGTTTGGTACATCATTAGTAGATGTTGAAAAAGATTCTCCTTGAGGATACTCAAAATCACATACAGTATCATGTGGAGTACCTACAACAGATGGTCCTTTACGTGCTACACCAAAACCTTGTCCTGTAGGTTTACCTGTAACTTCTTCAAGATTAGCAGGATACTGTAATAATGTATATGGTCCAGGAATTGGATCGCTTTGATTATATTCTTTTTTAGCCATTTAATTTTTCCTTTTCTTTTTTAATTTCTTTATAAGTTTTTTAAATTTTTTAACAGTTTTTAATTTAGGAGTTAGTTGTTTATTTATATTAGAACGACTTATTGTCATTACTTCATTGCCTTACCATAACCTCTGGAAGCTATACCTACACCTCTAGGTTTTTTCTTTTTAGCTTTTTTCTTTTTAGCTATACCACCTTTATTTCTTTCTAATATATCACTATATATTCCAGGAGAATCAGCTTCTTCTCTAATTTCTTTAGCTTTTTGAGAAAGTCTGTTTACTCCTGTTCTTTTAAATAATGTAGCACCTTTAGCTGTTTCAGATGCTGATTGAAATTTAGAATTTAATTTATTCATTAATTGTTTATATTTTTTTTCATTACCTGCACTAGCAGCTTTTTTTATATCTTTATACATTCCTTCTACATCTGCTGCTAATTCCATATCAGATGATTTTAATACTTTTATTTTATTTTGAAATGTTTTTTCTTTATGAGCTTTTAAAGCATCTTCAGCTTCTCCAATTGTTTTAGATCTATTTGCAATTTTTTGTTTATCAATTGTATTCATTATTAGTTACTCCCTTTTTGTAATGGATTCGGTGAACCAACAGGACTGTTAGCTGATTCCATATCGTCTTGTCTAGTTCTTCTTGCTTGATTACGTAATCCTTCAACAGCATTTACATAATCTCCTTGCCATGCTTGAACTGTTTCCCAGTTTTTAGCATACCTTGTTGCTTCAATCATACAAGCATAAAAGAGAGCATTATAACAAAACTCACTATAATAATTAGCTGTTGTAACACTTGTTCCTGTAGCACTTGCTAAAGCTAATGGTCTACGAACATACGCAATTTCTCCTGACAAAGCAGAAGTTGGAGTTGGTACAACATATATAGAAGAGTTATCTTTTCTTGAATAATATTTTGGTCTGCCTACTGAAGTAGGAATACTCCAATAGTCTAAGGCAAACTCATAAGGTCTTTGTAATAGAGGAATAATCCCATCTCTTTCACCAAGTAAACTAGCACTTGTTGTAAAGTTTACATTACGTACTATTCTTGTTTTAGCTGGTAAAGATACAACAGGACTAGATGCAGTAAAAGTAAATGATGCATAATTATTTAAACCTGCATCATCTAAATCTTTTGTTAAACGTATTTCTGCTTTATCGACAAAGTAAGGAATTTGATCGGCAAACTCTGTCGAATCATTTTCCATTGTATTTATAATGTCAGCTTTTAAGAAAGAATAAGTAGCCATCTACTTATCCTAATATTAAAGTTACTGAACTGCCGTTTGAAGGTGCCGAGACTGAAACAGTACCTTTAAACCTAATACCATCATCTCCTATATAAATATCTGCTGTTCCACTTGCAGGAACTTGAAATTTTATTTTATCTTCTGATGTACTTTTTTGTGTTATAGCAAAGGTTCCTGTTGTTGTAACAGCTGCAGCATGTATTGCTACAACTCTACTAAAATCAGTTGAACTTACTGTAACAATAACACCATTGGTTGCACCACTAAAAAATTTACTTGAATAATTATTAGCCATCTTTGTTCCTTATATAAAATATATAGGGGATAGTATTACACCATCCCCTACATATATATTAGTTACCCTGCACTACCATAGTAACCACGCCAATCAGAAACACCGAAAGAATATCTTTCACGTGCTTTAAAGCGTAAGTTACCTGTGTCGAAATCAGGTTCCATTTTTGTTTGTAATGGTGTTCTTGTAAACATTTTTGCACCATTAGGAACATCAGTTTTTACAAACCATGCATCAGTATCTGTAAAACGTCTATTGACATAGAATCCTTGAGGAACCATGCCCATGTGTCTTACTGGATTGATGTCATTCTGTGCAAAGTGATCTCCAGTACCTAAGATACCTTTTGTAGTACCTGGTGTATTTAAGATCACATCAGCAATATGCCATGAATCCACAGGGATATGTAATGATAATGCACTTGCACCAATCAAAATACCTCTGTCATCTTTAGTCTTCTGTATAGAAGTTAAAGCTGTTTCTAATGTAGTTTGTGCTAAGTCTGCTGCACCAAGTAAATTACTTTGATTTCCATCACCAATAGTTGGGTGAGCATTAGAAATAAATGATACTCCATCTCCGTAAGTTACTCCACCAGCTGCAAATGCTTTATTAAAAATATCTGCTGCTTTTACTTGTTTAGTTGTTGCCATAGCTCTTGCTAAACCTTTTGCACGTAACTTAGCGAAAGTATCATAAAGATTATCTTCCATTGCTTCTTCAGTTACTGCGAAAGCTAAAGCGATAGTTTCGGCTGTATACCTTGCAGTATAACTTTCGGATGCAGTATCATAAACTACTGCTGCTCCTTCACCTTTAACAGGTGCTTCGCCAAAACCTGTGAAGAGTACTTCTTCTTCAAAAGCTCTGTCTGAGTTCTCTACATCAAATAAAGACTCATGTTCATTATTTACTTGTCCATACTCCAATCCAAAGATTGCATTCAATCCAGGAAGGAGCTCTTTGCTTATACTAGCTCTATTTATAGCCATTCAATTATTCCTTTCCTGATTAACTAGCTGAAACAGTAGTTGTTGTAAAATTATCGAAATGAGTATTGATACGTACTTCATACCAAGGATATGCGTCTGTGATACCTGCTGATGTGCTAGTACCTGTATCCCAAGGTGCTCTACGTATAACTCTTAAATTACTTACTGCTTGAGTATTTCCATCTCCATCCATAACATAACCACTTTGTCCTGTTTTTGCAGAACCAGTACCTACAACCCAAGGTGCATTATATATACCAACACCTATTGGATTAGCAGAAGTAGTTACTCCTGTATTAGATTGAATAAAGTATGTTTGATTTGGATCACTTGCAATATGCACGTGAACATCTGTAGCTGTGGTTCCTCCTGTCCAAGATCTACTGAACTTTTGTTCTCCACTAGCATTTACGAAACTACATCCCTGAAATACACCTGCTGCTCTTTCATCAGCATCTGCAGTATTAGGTTGAACTGAACCTAATGTACCTATAAAAACAGGATCACCTGTAAACATATCACTAGGCATTAATGCTGAAGCCACTTTAGGACTTGCGTGAATGAGATCAATAGTACGTATACCAGTAGAGTTAGAACCATCACCATTTTTCTTAGCGAGGACTAATCCTCGTGGGGCATTATTTGATGCCATATTCTTTCTCCTTAATTATAAAGAAAGACTCTATTCTTGAAAAGAAGGAGTTCTTCCTTTGATTACTGTTGACTTACTGTTATTAGAGATAGGCATTCTCGAATTGTTCTTTGACATAAGCTGTGAATTAACAGCATCCATGAGTTCAGAACTTTTATTTTGATAATGCTTTCTCTTAGCGTTAAGCCTGCCTGTAGGTATTTTACCTAAAGCTACATCTCCACGACAGACAACTCCAGCATAACGCCCTTCCTTCCTCACGATAGAAGTAGCACCCATTTCAGGAACTTCATCAGGAGAAACAAACTCCCACCCTCTTTGCATACTTTTACCAATACTTTGATAATCTTCTTGACCTTGTGAGTCAATTCTTAACCATCTTAAAGACATTCCTTGATTAGCAAATCTTTCTTCTACTTCTTTAGGAATATCTGTAGTACTAGGTTCTTCAAAGGTGTATTCAGTTTCTTCTCTAGTATTTAATTCTCTTTCTTCAGATGTACGTGATGTATTACGTGTCATTTATTTCCCTCCACGTTGCATATTAACAGTAGTGTACTCACCTTCAGCTTTTTCAGCTTTCATTTTTTCTTGAGCATACTTATCAAGTGGTATATTCCATTTATTAGCTAAACTTAAATCATGTTGACTTAACTTAACTTTTTTAGAATTTGAAGCAGAACGTGATGCTCCAGCTACTACTTGAGCAGGTTGTGACGTTGATTCCTGCTGACGATTTATTTGAGGTTCCCCATTAAATTTTTGTGGGAAATTTTCTCGCATTCTTTTATCAACTTCTTGATAATACTCTACTTCATCAGTATTATAACCTTCTTCTTTTAATGCTGCATCTATTGCTAAAGCTCCTGCAGTCATTATATTATCTGTACCAAACCATGAATTTTTAGTTGCCCAATCAGTTGCTAAAGGATCTGCAGCTGGTGCTTGTGGTTGTGGTGGTTGTTGATACTGTTGTTGTATAGGCTGTTTTGGTTCTTGTTGAACTTTTCTTTCAAAGTGTTTTTTTGTTGCATTTACATTTTTTAAATCTGTTTGTGCATCATTTAACATTTCTTGTGAATGTAATAATTTTTCTTTATCACCACTTTCAAAAGCATCTGTATATGCTGTACGAGCCAAATTTAATTTATCTTGAAGTTGTTTTTCTGTAACATCAAGATTCTTTTTATTTACTTCATCAAAAGTTTCTTGAGATTTATGTACAGTTGTTTTTAATTGTTCATTCTGTTGCATGAGTTGTTGGATTTGCTCATC